TTGCGGCAAGTGCTGTTTGAGAACCTGAAGCAACTGGTGAAGCCAGCGTAAATGTTGGTGCAGTTAGCGCGCCAGCATAACCCGACGCAGTTCCGCGAGCCATCAACATCATGCGCTCTTCCATCAACATTGTTGCGTAGAGAGTGCTTGTGCTTGATAGTTGGCGTAAATCTTGATAACCAAGACCAGAGAAGTTCGCGTCAAATGAAACGGCGTCAGATAGTGAATAAGAGTTGTATGGCAACACTAAATCATCTGCGGCGTAAGAAATCTTTGGTCCGCGTTGGAATGAAATTGAACCGAAAGCAGTTGTTGTGCTTTCTGTAATTCCGGGAAATACATTACCAACTCCGCCAGTTCCAGTTCCAGTATAGCCAGTGATTCGCTTTACGCGATGGCTAGTGCCAACACCCTTCTTACGTGGCATTTTATTGCGTAGTGGAGTTGGGCGTGGTGTTAGAAGTTTTGCGGGTGCCTCCAAATCAAATGCGGCGAACGCAGTTGAAAGTGGAGATGTTAATGTAATGTCTTTCTGAATATCTTGCATTGCAAGGCGCTGTGAAGCAAGTGCATTGTTGAGCGCGCTTACGGCGTCAGGTGTTAGCGACTTGTTTGCTACGGCGTTTTCAAGAACAGAAACTGCGTTTCCGCTTACTTGTCCAAATGTGGCGTTGCCAGACTTAATTGCCATAATAGCAGATGCGTCAGTAACGGCATTGCCCATGGATTTGTTTAATTCTGCAGAATATTCTTCTTGACGTAGTGCCGCGTCTTTAGCGGAACTTGCGTCAGAAAAAAGTTCGGCAGCCTTTGGGGCGTTGAGAGCCATTTTTTCCTTTCGTAAAGAGTTTTTACTTGTCGTTTGGTTTATTTTCTAGGGCTTTGGCTTCAAAATCTTGAGCCAATTCTTTATATCCTTGCGCCAATTTCTTGTCGCTAGTGTTTGCGGCTTTAGCGCGATACTCAACTGCTTTAACTAGAAACTCACTATAAGTTTCTATGTTGGCTTTGAGTGTTGTGCGTTTTGGGCCACCTTTTAGTGCTTTGCTGTTAGCCGTTGCCAATTCACCTTGTAACTTATTAAGTTCCTCTTTATAGGAATTAATCTCATTAGTTACGGATTCGGTAGCACTCTTTACGGCCTTTTTAATGATAGCGGCAATTGCCTTATCACTCAAATCTTCATCATCAAATACATCGGCTTCATCGCCAGTTATTGTGCCAACATCTTCAATAGTTGATGGTGGAATAATTGTAGATTTAGGGGTTTCTGTTGGGGAAACAATGGTAGCGGTGCTCATGTGCGCGGTAATAGTGCCGTCAGGCAATTGTGTTGGACCGCCGCCATGACTTACTTCTGGTGAATTACAGCCGCACTCTAAGCATTTGCCAGTATCGGCAGACTTGCCTTCGGCTTCAGAAACTTCTTCTTCGGCAGCAGATGGCTTACTTCCTTCGGCGGTTTCTTCTTCAGCAGATTCGCCATATTGACGTTTTTCTTCCATTTCTTCTTCATCTTCGTCAATTTCAATTTCAATGCCAGCCTCTTTACACATGGCTTTGCACTCATCTAGTGCGACTTTACACTCAGCCATTGTTTCTTTGGCCATTGCGTATTCCATTTTGCAATCTTCGTATTGCTTTAGCATTTCCTCTTTAGACAGTTTCTCAGAAACCGCTTTATCATCTTCGTGTTCCATTTTTTCTCCTTTTACGGTTTCTGCCGTTTTGTCTTTTGGTTTTTTTCTGTAAGTTCCGCCACGTTCTTTGTATTCACGTGTAACCCAAGCATTTGCCACGGCAGACGGATACACGTCAAATTTTGCTTTGGCTTCGCGCTTTACGCGGTTGTAAAGTTCGCTATCGGCTGGCTCATCATTTTTTTTGCCGCCTTCGTTAATACTTTCGTAATCTGTTTCTTCTTCTTTTTCAATAAACTCTTCCACTCTTTCTAAAGTGCCGCCTTTATCAGACTTAGCAAGTGTAAGTTTGGCATTAGGATTGGCTGGTCTATCTACTAAAGATATTTCCACAATTTGTCCATCAACGATTCTGCCGTTAGCCGCTTTAGTATCGCGCACAATTCTTGGCGCGCGAATACCGATTGAGAATCCTTTTAATACGCCAGTTTCAACTTTCTTTACACTAACTGGGTCCACAACAAGTGCTGAAATGTAATGCCCATCATTTGTGCTATTTAATTCTTTGGCAACGCCAGCCGCGATATTACTGTGTTGTTCTCTAATATTGCCGCCAGTTTTAAACCATTCGGGCATTGCTCTATCTAGCCATGCGCCATCACAAATTTGTTGGTCAATATCAATGGAATCATCTGTTGCTTTTCCATAGACCATTAACGTGCCATCTTCAAGTTTTTCTTGCTTAATAATTCTAGCAAATGCGCTGGTTATATCTAGTGCCATTGATTTTTCCTTTTTCTTCTCTCGTTCGGCAATACTATCAACCCAAGTTTTTCCTGCGTCGCCACCCCACAACAGCCAAGCAATATAACCTTTAGACGGATTTGAGGCGTTACCCCAATTCTCGCCTTTCTTATCTACTTCGTGCCGCGCGAAATAACTTACCATACGATTGATGGTTTTTAACGGAAGCGACTTGCCGTTAGATAAATCTCTGGCTCTTGCCACGCCTACTGCTGTGCCGCCTCTTCCAAATTTGCGGCGTAATTCTAACCCACGTGCGGCATTTTGTTGAGCGCCTTTTGGTGGCGTAAAGCCATCTGCCGCTTTAGTGGCGTCATCAACGTTTATATTGAGTGCTATTAATTGTTTTTTTGCGTCTTGCTCGGTTTTATGGCAACCCATAACTTTGCCAGTATTGTTATTTACAACAGGATAGCCAGCACAGCCGTGCGAGCCTTTTGTGCAAACGTGATATGGCATTACAATGTCCAAAGAAGGCAAACTTTAGAACTTGAGGCAGAGATAGCCCAGATTTGTTCTCCGCCATTTAGTTCCATGTTTAATGTGTGTCCGTTATCCAAATTGTAGCCTTCTAATGCGCCAGAAACAGTTACAGTTTGGTCGCCTAAATAAACTTTACTTCCGCCTTCATTATCAATATACAAATTAACTCTGCCGTAAGTAGTTGGCGCTTCAAATAACAATTGCGCTGTTGCTTCAATCGTAATCGTGCTATGTCCAACGGTTGGCTGTGCCATAATTAATCTTCATCTCCTAATATCATGCCTAGTGCGTCATCGCCTATGTTACGCGTATCTACTACATAAGGCGAAATATCACAAACACAATTTGGGTGTGCTGGCGGTTCCGTATCTCCACTTGGGAATGTTTCGTCAATACGAATAGGCGAAACATCTGCGTTCTCTTGGCATAAATCACAAGGGTCGGCAACTATCCACTCTACCAGTTCAACGCCACTTTCTTCATATAATTGCCGACTTGCCGTTGTAACAGCACGGCTAGTTTCTGTTTGAGCAATTGTTAGTGCGCGCTCGCTATCGGCGTCAATTAAATCGCCTACTTCATCTTTAATTTCTGATGGCGACCAGCCTTTTTCTAAGGCTCTTGCCAATATTGTTCCCAATCGGTCAAGTGTTGTCTGATTAATGCCTTGTATCGTTATGCCCCGATTATCAAGCAGATTAGATAGCCCACGTGGCTTTCTAACTAACAATGCCGCTGGTTTATTGCCTGCGCGCCAAGAAGCCCAGTTAATGTTAATGGCGCGCCTTAATTGTTCTAATGTAGGCGCTTTGTTTATTTTAGCCTTAGAAATCGCGTTCATAGCCACATCTTCGCCTAACGCAAAGCCTTCTAAGTAGATACGCCGTAACGCGGCACTTAGAGCGTCATTATTTGTGCGCACATTTGTTGTAGTCCATGAACGCGCCTGTTCTGGCGTAAGAGTTTGAAAATTCATAGCCACGAAATCATCTACGATTGTGCCAGTATTAAATGATTCTTTAATGGCTTCTCTGATTAGTTTTGCGTTACGCGCCGCTAATCTTACTTTTGCGCCATTACGTTGCTTCCATGCGCGATTCATTGTGCGCCTTATGCCAAGTAACGCTCGGCATACCAACGCGCGCTTTCGTAATCTTTAACAGATACGAATTTATTTAAGACTTCGGCGTAGATTGTAGGCACTTCTCTGAAGTTAAATGGGCGTTCTGGGTCTTGCCTCAAAAAGCGTAAGAACTTTTTTAATTCTTCTGCCGCTTTTTCGCCATCTGTAATAACGTCTTGCGTTACTACTTCTTCTTCAATTGGCGTTACAACATTTTCGCCTGAAAAACCTAAGCCGCCAACAGCGTCATCAAAAGGCTTTATGCCTGACTCGGTTATGAAATAAGAGCCAGTTCCAACGGAAAGAATTGGCATATCCGCTTCAGCCGCCTCTATAAGTGGCAAGCCTGAACGCGAGCGCGCCTCATTGATAGTTAATGAGCCTGATTTGATTTCTAAGTCACGTGTGCGCGCAATTGATTCTAAGTCTTGGCGCCCTGATTCCATAAACTTAAATTCAAGTTCGCGCGGCATGGCAAGAAACGTGTAAGACAGATTAGAAATCATTTTGCCTAGCCAAGTGGCTAAAGGAATCGCGCCAATAACTTCAGATGATTCGGCTTGACCTAATTGAAAGCCTGCGCCGCCTAATCCACCTTTAGGGCTAAAGCCAATCTCTGACGGCAGAACGCCAAAATGACCGCAAATAGAATTAACTAAGTAATCATCTAATGTGTCTTTAAATCTTTCGCCGTAGCCATCAAATTGAATTGGCGTCATGCCTGCTGGCAGTAATCTAACGCGTTTGCGTTGTTGTGTTTGTCCTGCTAAGTCATCATTAAAAATGTTTTCATAAGCGCGTAACAAATCAGGATTATTACCAAAGTTGGCGTCTGTTGCCATTAATAATTCTGGCGTAACGCCGTCTGTATATTCAGCGCGTAGCCATTGCTGACGGCGTAAATAAATATCGGCAACGGCAAGTGCGCGCTCTGTTGGCGAATAGCCATAAACGGTCATTGAACGGCGATTGCGTATCATGTAAGACAATTCATCACTTGTAAATTCGCCGTCTGCTGTTTCGCCTTCGCTTGGCGCCGCAAATTCGCTACGTGGGAATCCAAAAAGAATTTGTTGATAGGCGGGATTTGGCGGTGTTGGGCGCATGCCGCGGTCATCAATAAGTGGCTTAATAGTTGAGCCATCTAGTATCTGTAAGCCATGTAATTCGCCGCCTACTGTCGCTTGAGGCCATACGGCCCATGCGTCTAGGACAAGGATTTCTTCTAGTGCGATATTTAGCCAATCGTTAAACAATAAGCCGTTTGCTTTATCGGGCTGTTCCCAAAATTGACGCGCGCGTGAAATTTCCTCTGTGTATCTTTCGCGCGCAACGGTCATGGCGCGCACATGTGTTCCGCCTATTTCAGTAATAATCTTTTCGGCGCTATCTTCTGCCAAAACAATATCCCAATTTAAGCCAATGATTTTAGATTTTAATACTTCAATACAACGGCGCAGAATATCTATTTGGTCTGCCGCCGCACGTAATGTTTTAAAAGGCGTTAAACGTGTTTCAGTTACATTTATATTTTGTGCTACTTGATATTCATATTGGCGTGGGCTTGGTCTGCCGCTATCGGGATTTGGCGGATTAATTGCGCCCGGAATAATTGGCATGCCTGGGCTAAATGGAACTGTTGGCGTAATTGAATTACGTGGCAACGGGTCTGATTGTCCATAAGTTGTATTGTTATTTTGCGCTTGGCGCATTTGTTGTTCGGTCATTGCTACTGCGCCTACTGGAAGATTAGGTGCTTTAGTAATCTCTTTTGCCACTTTTTCAGCAAATCGGTCTATTAAACCCATTACATTAACCTCTCAAGTTATTGCCACACTTATTACAGTTTGTTGCCGTTTTTGGCGATGGCATGCCACAAACAGAACATAATAATGCCATACTCGCTAACGCAATCATACTACTGCCGCCGCTATTTAATTCTGTTAATGCCCAAACAAGTGCGTCAAGTCTATCAGGCGATTCTTTACTAAGTGGCGTCCATTCGCACATTTGAGTTTCTAATTGCTCAAAATAGCCTACGTGATGAACTCTGCCTTGTTCGTATAGTGATGAGATTGGCTCGGCGCGTAACTGTTTTCCGCGCGTTGCTGTTACTTTCTGAACTGGCACAGACATATCAACTTGCTTTAGAACGCCAATCACCATGTCGCCGCCATTGTTTGTTTCGGCAATTATCTTGTCGGCTTTATATTCGTGATACAGATTGACGGCTTGGCGCGCCCACGTATCAGGCGAGGCTCTAAGAGATTTATCGTCTAATACGTAGTAATGACCATCTGCTGTTAAGCCAGCCGCGATTATGCCAGTTTCGTCTGAATCGGCGTTACTTGTAACGGCAGGGTCAATAGCGACAACTATACGCGCAAGTGGCGGATTTTTAGTTACGCGCGCCTCTTCAATTATTTTGCGTGTCCATAATGCGCCATCTACGTCATCAAGTATTTCGCCAAATAATTCTTGTCTGCCTAGTCTAGTGTTTTCGTAACGTAATTTAAGTTCAGCCAAAGCCGATGGCGCTAAGTTTGCCGCGTTATCAAATGTTGAGCCACGCACTAATGTTACTTTTTCCCGCGTTATTAAATCTTTAATTAATTTAGTTGGGCGTGGCGTAGTTGTAACAATTGTTTGCGGGTGTGTGCCTAAACGTAACGCAAATTGATATTGGTCCCACGTTTCAGGATATTTAAATGCCGCTAACTCATCAAACCAACCGCCATGAAACTGTGGCCCACGTAAGCGGTCTGGTTCTTCGCCGCTAAATAACTTTATTCGTGAGCGATTGGATAAAAATATTTCGCCAAACGTTCTATTGTATTCTCGCAATGTGCCGTATTGTTCAAGTATCTTAATGATTCCTGATTCGCCTTCTGCGCATGTGTCGCGCACATCTCCGTAAGTTGGCGCAACAATAGCCCATCTCGTATTGGGTCGGCTTGACGCTTCATAAGCCAGCCACTCGGCGGCTGTTCTTGTTTTGCCTGCGCCACGCCCTGCTAGATAAAGCCATATCAGCCAATCATTACTCTCCGTTGGTAATTGCTCTTGGCGCGCCAGTTGATGTGTCCAACGCACTCGCCTGCTCGCTATCAAGGAGTGCGACAAGTCTTTTAACTTCGGCGTCAATTGTGTCGCGCTCATAAATATTTACCTCTATTTCTGCCCGTGTGGGCATATCTAAGCCAAGCAATTTGGCTCGCCGTTCCGCAATCTTTATGTAAGTTAAGATTCCACGCGCACGTATCTCAGGCGTTGCGCCATTGATTATGTCGCCCCAAATTGCCGCTTGAGCAATATCTAGGCGGTCAATCTCCATCTTGCGCGTTTCTGTTACATCATCATAAATTATTCTTTCTAACGCACGTTTCCACGCGTTATATGCGCCACTAGCACTAGCGTAGCCAACGCGTAACGCAATTAAATCAAATGGCAATCCGCCACGTCTTAACTCTAAGACTTTGGCTTCTTTCTCTAACACTTCAGGCTTTAATTTACTTTTACCCTTCGGCATTGCCTGTCCTAACTATGTTAATGAACTCTGCGTAACGGCAGTTACATGAATCATCTTCGCCAGTATTTGCCAGCCAAGAATATGTTTTACGGCAACTTGTATCGTGAGAGAACGACATACTGTGCGCTGTTAATTGTGCCGCTATTAATTCGCGCTGTTCTTGTAGCAATATGCCTAGCGTTTTCTTCACATTTTCACCGCCATATATTCATAGAATAAGTGCCAATTAAATCACTTTTTGGGAAGTGGCGCTAACATTTTTGCTACGTCATAATCGGGTTCTCCAACGTATCTAAATGACGCTGTAACGCGCTTCCTAGACACTCCCATGCGACTTGATAGGGAAGATGTCTTCCCTTGTTTGGCCACACGGCTAGGCATGCGAATAAGTGTCCAGTTGGCCGACTTGTTTAGATGATGAACTTGCGTTGGGTGGCTCATTGTCGCATAAACAGATAAGCCCTGCGCTATCAAGCCACTAGCAATTCTTTCGTGAAAGATTCTGCCTAATCCAATGCCTTGAAAATCGGGTAACACTACGTTACGGCTGAATCTTCTAGCGTTACGAATATGTGCGTTTGGAAGTGGCAAAATAGCCGATAGGCAAGCGGGTTGGTCATCTATTAAGCCGACATAGATGTGCGCTGTTTTATTTAGATTTTTATCTAAATAGTGATGACGTGAGAATAAGTGCCACGCTTCATACTTTGCCCAAAAGATTTCAAGATTAAGTTCTGGGTGTCGCCGAAGTAACCTCCATCTAAAGGAGCCAGTATGTGGCTCGTAAATCCAATCGGGCTGTAACCATTCTTCTATGTCGTAGTGGCAACCTACGGCAACGAATTTTTGATTACGCTTTCTTACAGCGTTAGCAACAGCAACAGAGCCGACTTTGGCAACTGTGCGGTCAATAACGGAAGTAAATTCATCAACAACTGTTATATCGTTTTTTTGCGCCAATAAACGCGCGACAGATACTCTGAACTGTTCGCCGTTACTAAGTGCGTAGTAAGGGCGTAGCCAAGCGGGTGGCGAACTAAACCCAACAGATGATAATAGTTCCGTTACTTCGCGCATGGTTAAATCGGCAGGAAAAGCGTCTATTACGGCTTTTTCCATATCCCACTCAAGTGATTCTGATTTCTTTAGAATATCGCCAAATTTTTCTTTAGCAATTGTTGTTTTGCCAGCGCCGCTTGGCCCAACAATCAAGCCTACGTTCCAATCACGTGTGGTT